GATGAAATCTACAAAATGGGTTGGAACATAAAACCCGCTGCAAAAGGAAGGGATAGTATCAACATCGGAATAGATATGCTGAAACGATATAACATTTTTGTTACAAAGCAATCCACTAACACAATAAAGGAATTCCGAAACTACAAATGGAAAGAGGATAAGAACGGTCTTGTGCTTAATGCACCCGTAGATATGTTTAATCACAGTATTGACGCAATCCGTTACCTAGTATTTAATAAACTAAGCAGACCCGATTACGGGAAATACGCTTTAAGGTAGAATATCATATGTAGTCCACTTCGAAAGGACTTATCTACATATTTGCACAGATCGTTTATATTTCGTATATTGTAGTAAATAAGAGAAATATGAAAAACAATCTAATACACGTAAAAAAGCACCAAGTAATAAGTGCTATGAGAGACGATACTCCTTCTGACTTCGGTAATCTAAAAGCTAAGCTAGAGCGGATTCAGGAACTATCAGAAAAAATAGAATCGATAGAGTTATTTAAGTTAGCAACCGAGAGTCTACATCTAACGGGAGATATTTTCGACAAACTAAATTATTGTTTCACGCCAAACACAGAAGAATAATGAGAACACAATTAGACGACTTAAAAGCAAGTTTAAAAGAAACGCAAGAAAATATAAAGCATTGCGAATGGAAAGGCATACAAGGCAGTCCACTTCACAAATCGTTTCTAGATAGAGAGCAAGAGATCAGAACCATAATAAACAACATAAGATAATGAATATAACACAAGAGGATTTTATACGATACGAAATCGTGAGAGAAGAAGGACACTATAATATGTTCGACAGTAGGGCAATAGAAAAGACGGGTCTAAAACGTGACACGTATATACACATCATAGCCAACTATGATAAATACGCAAGCAAATGGAAGTAAGTAATTGTTGCGGTGCAATACCGTTATGGGAAACCGATATATGTTCCGACTGCAAAGAACACGCAGACTTTTACGAAGATGAGTAGTATGTTTTAGCTGCCGTCTATATCAGACATATCAAGCCGATCACACGTCGGCTTTTTTTATTTTGTAAAATCATTTAAATTTACGTTAAATCAAAAAGAGCAGATTATGAAACCTAAGAAGCTTAAAATAGTAATGCCGTCGTCGATGTCCGAAATCACGTTGGGTCGGTATCAAGAGTTTATTAAGTCAACAGAAAACGATGCGATGTCAGACGATGAAATCGCCGTAAAAATGTTAGACGTGTTCTTGGATATCAAGCAGACAGACACGATGAAGCTTACGCTAGAAAGTATGACGCAAATATCTACAAAACTAGCAGAGGTGCTAAGCGAAAAGCCTACGTTAATACAAAGGTTTAAAATGGGAGATACAGAGTTTGGATTCGTACCTAAACTTGACGATATGACTTTTGGAGAGTACATCGACCTTGACACATACATAGCTGACTGGGAAACTATGAACAACGCTATGGCCGTATTGTTTAGGCCTATAAAAGTAAAGAAAGGAAATAAGTACACACTCTACGATTATGAAGGGGACTTGTATCACGACGCTATGAAACAGATGCCGTTGTCGGCTTGTATGGGTGCATTGATTTTTTTTTATCGTTTAGAGAAAGAATTAAAGACGATTACAAAGACCTATTCTCTGGAGGAGGGGAACCAGACGCATTCGGAAGAAAGTGGGGTTGGTATCAATCAATCTATCAACTAGCACAAGGAGACATAACAAGGTATAATAAAATAACGAAACTTAACTTACACGAATGCCTTATGGCTATCGAGTTTGAAAGAGACAAAGCGGAAGCAAACAAAAAGAATATAAAAAGCAAATTTGACTAATGGCACTTACAAACGTATATGACGTACTTGAAAATCTAAGAGACGAATTATTAAAGCACCCTCTATGCAACACAGTAACTACTGGAGACATATACGAGGTCGATCTGTCGAAACAAACAATCTTTCCTCTATCACACATCACAATAACTTCGTCGTCACTAAAAGACCATACGATTCAATTTAGCGTATCGGTTATGGCTATGGACATTGTGGACATATCAAAGAAAGAAACGACAGACATATTCTACGGAAACAATAACGAAATAGACATTTTAAATAGTCAACTAGCCGTATTAAATCATCTTGGAGAAGAACTACGCAGGGGTACGCTCCTTAGGGACTTATTCGTTTTAGACGGGGACATCTCTTGCACGCCGTTTTATGAGAAGTCAGAGAATATGTTAGCAGGGTGGGTAGGTAGTTTTACTATCGTAACAAAGAATAACATCAATATATGTTAAAAGAGACTCAAGTCTTACTGAATCAATTTGGCCTAAACGTAATTAGTGAAGCTCGATCAAAAGCACCTAGTACGTCAGGAGCGTTAGCGGATAGCCTTAACTATGAAATAGAAATCAGCGAAGACGAGTTTAAGGTTACATTTTTAAGTGAGCCGTATGGTAAGTTTCAAGATCAAGGTGTACAAGGCGCAGACCCGTCTAAGATAAAAGGGGGGTTTCAGAAAGCACCAGAGAGTCCATTTAAGTTCGGCTCGGGTACTGGCTCAGGAAGTCTTAGAGGCGGTATTGATAGGTGGGTGGTGCGCAAGGGTCTTGACGGCGTTAGGGACGCAGAGGGACGCTTTATATCACGTAAGAGTATGGTATATCTTATATCACGATCTATATACTTTACGGGGTTACGTCCTACATTGTTCTTTACGCAACCATTTGAGAAATTTAACCGCAGGCTTATTCGAGGGTTAGAGCGGTCGCTTGCGGACGATTACGAAACAGAGTTTAAAGTACAAATAGCGGGAGACAATATAATTGTAAAATAATGGCAGACAAAAGATTTTTAAGAAGCACGATTAATTTTAACGCAACGGCATCAAGTGCCTTGACGGGTGGTAGCGCCACAATGAGACTGTTCAGATTCCCTAATAGCACGGCCGATTATGAAGCCACAAAACAACAATCACAATTTACGGGTACGGGAAACTTTGCGGTAAACTTTGAAATAGGAGAACTAGCAGAGGACTTTCTTGACATAGACTTTAACGGGACTTACACAAGCCAATCAATTAGATACACGGCAGATATAAAATTTTATGACTCTAGCGGTGCACAGTCAGGTGGTACTACGACATTAGACTTTTATGGGGTAAGTGGATATACAGAATTTCAGGAGGGTGCGGACGTTGTTGTTACGGGAACGCCACCTGCAATATCAACCAGAACGCTATACTTACCCGAAAACACTATCGGATATGTACCGACGTTTTCAGCTACGGGATTTACATACAATTCATTCTCAGCAAACGCTACAACTAAGACAGTAAGTGGTGTTGTTTGGAATATAGAAAGATTTTGTACGCCAAAGTACACGCCTTACAAGGTTACGTTTGTAAACAAATTCGGCGCATTAGAGGACTTGTATTTTCTACTTGTAAGACGAGACACGACAAACATCACATACGAGAAGTTTAAAAGAAACATTGTTTCGTCAACGGGTAGCTATAATATATACGACCACCAAACAACTACGTTCAATCACAACGGTAATGATACATTCGTGATGAATACGCCGTATGTAAAAGAAGAATACAATCAGACGCTAGAGGAATTGATGCTAAGTGAAAAGATATGGATTACAGAGAACGGGCAAGTCGTACCTATTATTTGCACAACAAAAGGACTAGAAAAGAAGACGCACGTAAACGACAAGCTAATTCAGTACGAAGTTTCGTTTCAGTACGCTTTTGATAAGATCAATAAAATAAGATAGTGTTAGAGATACAACTATATATAAACAAACAAAGAGTAGATACGTTCGCAGACGAAAGTGTGTCGCTTACAGATAGTATTCAAAACGTAAGGGATATCGACAAGGTCTTTACGTCCTTTAGTCAGTCTTTTAATCTTCCTGCTAGTAAGACAAACAATAAGATATTTAAGCACTTCTATAATTGGGAATTAGACGCAGACTACTCGTTTGACGCTAGACAAAAAGTGCCTGCGAATATCGAACTTAATAGCCTACCATTCCGAGCAGGGTTTATACAACTTACGGGTGTAGAATTAAAAGAGAACATACCCTACTCATACAAGGTTACGTTCTTTGGGGAAATCGTAAAGCTCAAAGATGCCTTAGGGGAAGGCAAACTGTCGGACTTAAACCTCAGCACATACGATAGACTTTATAATTCAACTAACATATTGGCAGGGTTGCAACGCACAAGGGTTCACGATGTCGTAGTCCCTCTAATCACACACAGTCAACAATTATATTATGATAGCACAGACAATGATCACAACACGGGAAACCTAGCACCCTCAGGGAACAAACACGGCGTTTATTGGAATCAGTTAAAGTTCGCTTTACGAGTTAATAAGATTATAGAAGCGATAGAGTCTTCGTACCCTGATATAGAGTTTACTAACGACTTCTTTAAAAACACAAGCATAGGTAGGTTTAACAATCTATATATGTGGATATCACGTAAGTCAGGTGCGGTAGAAAACCTTTCGGCTAACACTACATTAATAGACACAACTGTTAGCTTTCCGTCATCATCTTCGAGTTATAATAGATTTACGACTAGCGGAACTACGTGTACTTCAAATATGAACGCTAATGAGTTTAGTTATTTTAGGTACGAAATCGACCCTAATTCTTCTTACAACTCTATAACTTATAACGTAAGTATTCTTTATGGCGCAGGTATTAATGTAAAAACCGTTACGGGTTTAACGGGTTTAAACACAGTCTCGTTAACCGCGCTAGATTATGGAAGATTTGGCGTAGGTCATTATTCTGTTGTAATATCTACTGCTCAGCAAATGGTGTTTGATAGTGTAGAATGGCAAGCGAGAGGTTTTTTTAGCGGTGTGCCAGGCTCAGGTATGGACTATATAGCGACTTCGTCAGGCTCTTTTACAACGGCAGTAGATTTTCAATTTAACTTTAATAGGCAAATGCCTGATATAACGATAGTCGATTTTCTATCGGGTCTATTTAAGACGTTTAATTTGACGGCTTTTGTACAAGCTGACGGAAAAATTAAAGTGCAACCACTTGACGACTATTATAATAACAATCCACAAACTTTAGATATTACAAAATATGTAGGTACAGAAAAAAGTAACGTAAACTCAGCGCTTCCATATCGACAAGTAAAATTTCTATTTAAAGACACTAAGTCGTTCTTGGCAAATAAGTTTGGAGAAATCAACCAAAGAGAATGGGGTAAGATAGAGTTTAACGACGAAACAGATAGTTTATCTGGGTCTCTATATAAGGTCGAAAACCCATTTGGTCATTTCCTATACGAAAGACTTACAGACATAGGTACGGGTACACAAAAATCTATACAATGGGGTTATAGCGTAGACAAAAGCCAAAATGCATATCTACCGCAACCTCTATTGTTTTACCCTAACGAGCAGGGCTTAGGGTCTAGCTTTGAATTAATATCTGTTGTAACCAATGTAAATGCAGACGGCGAAGCCGTATCGGACACATCAATAGTACCTGAATGTATGCCGTTTAATACGCCTGAAAAAGACGCTAATTTAAACCCGTTTCAACTCAACTACCAATTAGAAGTCAACGAATGGACTGCTGATACGTCGTTTACAGAAACGCTATTCTCAGAGTATTACGAAAACTACATCAGAAGCATATTTAACCCCAAACAACGTATTACGTCTTTGACCGCACGACTACCTTTAGTTACACTTTTACGAATTGAAATGAAAGACAGACTTGTTGTAGCAGGGCGTAAATACAAAATAAACAAAATCACCACGAACTTATCAACTGGAGAAAGTCAGCTTGAATTAATAAACGATATATGATACGATATATACTAGATAACATTGCAGACGCAAGCGGAGAAACAGAGAACATTCGTATTGCACAAGGTAAATACAAACTGTCTACAACTCTTAAAGAGGGTTGGCAAGAACTTAAAAGAGAAGTGTTATGGCATTCGAGATAATAGGAGAGTTTCTTGTAAAAGGAACAGATAAAGCAAAAAAACAGTTTGACGGCGTTGCAGGTGCGGTAGGAAACCTAAACGAAGAACTTGACAAAAACCGAGAAGCCACTCAATTACTAGATCAAGCTACGGGAGGTATAAGTACGCAGGTCTTAGATTTTAAAGATAAGATTGTTGGCGGTTTTACCGCAGTAAAAAACCTTACGAAAGGAATGAAGCTACTAAAAGTAGCAATGATTTCGTCGGGTATCGGTGCACTCGTTGTATTGTTGGCTGGCATCGCTGCGAATTGGGAAACGATTACAAACTATATGTCGGGTGCTAGTTTAGAAGCACAGAAGCAAGTTGCACTTACAAACGAAATAGCGGAAGCAGAACAAGAAAAGCTAGATAGTCTAAACGGACAAGACAATATACTTAAACTGCAAGGAAAGACCGAAAAGGAAATTCTACAACTAAAGGCTGCTCAAACGAAAGAGACCATAACTGCGTTAGAAGCATCTATACTTGCACAAGAAGAAGTCAAGAAGCAACAAATAGAGTCAGCCGAACGAGGGCAAAAGATACTTTCGGGAATACTACAATTCATATCGTTACCGATGACGGCCATTCTAAAGGCCTATGACTACATCACGGGTAGCAACTCAATGAAGATATTTGATGACGCTGCAAGTTTATTATTTGACCCCGAAGGTACTGCTGAGGAAGCCGATGAATCGATTGACAAAACGCAAAAGCAACTAGATAGACTTAAAAACTCTTACGCAGGTTATCAACTATCAATAGATAAAATCGACCAAGACGCTGCGGACAAGAAAAAAGCAGATGACGAAAAGAAAGAAGCAGATGCGGACGCAGATCGACAGAGACAAGCTGACAAAGAACTAGCCGAACTCCAAAAACTGTTAGACGCAAAAGAGGCCTTAGAACAAGACTTTTTCGACAAACAACTTACGGCCAAACAATTAGAAGAACAAGCCGTAGCCGACAAGTATTTTAACCTTATAGAACAAGCAAAGAAGTTTAACCTAGACACGGCAATACTAGAAGAAGCGCAGAAGAAAGAACTTGCGGCCATTGACGCAGACTACAAAGCAAAAGACGTTGCGACCGCACAAGCGGTGCAAGATCAAAAGGTAAAAGTTATGTCTGACTTTATGGGGTCAGCATCTAAGATACTTGGAGAAAGTAGTAAGGCAGGTAAGTCGGCTGCAATCGCACAAGCAACTATAAACACATACCAAGGGGTTACGGAAGTATGGCGTGCGCCGTCTACTCTCCCTGAGCCATTTGGTACAATACAAAAGATTGCCTCAACGGCAACTGTACTTGCTTCGGGTTTACAGACTGTACGCAAAATCAAACAAGTGCCTAAGCCAGAAGGCGTAAAAGATAGCGGTGGTGGTGGCGGTGGTACCCCGTCGGGTGCGCCTAGTCAACCCCCTAGGTTTAACATAGTAGGGTCTTCTAGTACAGACCAACTCGGTGATGCAATAGCAGAGAGTACAAAAAAACCTTCACGATCTTATGTTGTTTCGTCAGACGTTTCGACGGCACAAGAACTAGAACGCAAAACAGTTACAGACGCAAGCATTTAACAAAACTATTAATAAAATCGTTAAAATAATATGAAGATAGTAGAACTGGTAATAGACGAAAACGACGATTACGCAGGGATAGACGCAATAAGCATTGTAGAACACCCAGCAATAGAAGAAGATTTTGTCGCTTTAAATAACCAACGTGAAATAAAGCTACAAGCAATAGACGAAGATAAACGTTTGTTGTCGGGCGCTTTACTCGTTCCAAACAAAACGATATACCGAAAAGACGGGGACGAAGAATACTACATATACTTTACAAGAGAAACTGTACGTAAGGCATCTGAATTGTTTTTGATGTCAGGAAGTCAAAACAACTCTACATACGAACACGCAATACCGCTAAAAGGTCTATCACTTGTAGAATCGTGGATTATTGAAGATAAGCAAAACGACAAGTCAAATATGTACGATATGGATTTGCCGTTAGGAACGTGGTTTGGTACGATGAAAGTCAATAACGAACAAGTGTGGCAGGAGTTTGTTAAGACGGGTGCGGTCAAAGGTTTTTCTATCGAGGGTTACTTCGCTGACAAGGCAAAACTTTCTGAGCAAAAAGAACATATAGAGGCAGGTCTTAAATTACTTAAGATCAAAGAAATGCTTTTAAAAAAAGAAGTCGAATTAGAAAGCTATAATGATTACCCAGAGAGTGCGACTAACAACGCGAAAAAGGCAATTAAGTATAAAGAAGAAAACGGGTCGTCTTGCGGAACTAAGGTCGGCTGGACAAGAGCACGGCAACTCGCTAACAAAGAGAAGATTAGCCGTGACACGATCGCTAGAATGGCATCATTTAAACGACATCAACAAAACAAGGACGTGCCATACGACGAGGGTTGCGGTGGCATTATGTGGGACGCTTGGGGTGGTGCTTCTGGAATTAATTGGGCAATTAGTAAACTAAAAAGCATAGACAATGAAAAGAAGAAATAAACGCAGAGGTACGCAAAGCAGACAGAGGGGGTTTCAAACGCCGTCGTACTCTAGTCCTTATAACGGAAAGCGTGGTTGTTTATGTTGGGACGAAAACACTTACAGTAGTGAATGTTGCGACGGCTCACTAAGAGCGCAGGGTATTGGACGGATTCGTAAAGTATAAAATGCAAAACACAATTTACACACGTTAAAATAATAACTATGAATACACTAAAAGCAGTATTAAGTCGTTTAGACAAGGAAAAAGTAGAATTATCTTTGGTAAGTGACGCCGAAGTTATGTACGATAAATTATCAAAGGAAGTAACGGGTCTTGCGTCAGAAAGTTACCCCGTATATGCAGACGATACGGTTTTCGCACAACTCGTAGATGCCTATTACGATATTACAGAACAAATTTTTGACACTTTATCTCAATATGACTTAGACGAAAAGTTTGAAAACGCAAAGACATTAGCTGCGTCAGGCGATTCTTTAGTTCAAGAAGCAGTCGATTTAAAAATTAAACTGCAAAATCAAGCAAACGAACTAGGTGTAGACCCTACAAGTATTGAAGCATACGCACTTTTAGAGCGTGGCATTAAAGATGCTGAGGAAAGTATGAAGTATGTAAATATGCCTTGGGCAGAAGCTTACGATACGCTAAAATCTATTTCTTTTAAAAATCTATAATATGAACAACTTAACATCAAGAATACTAAAACGATACGGCTTGAAAGAGGAATTTCAAGAGGTAAAACTTTCGGCTATTGGCGATTTGGAAAATGCAGTCGAAGAATACAAAGCTAAGTTTTCATCTTATAAGTCTTTAATGGACATATTTGAGGCAAGAGCAGATTCGTATTATGCAATGAAAGACGAATTAGACGATTTAGATAGCAAAATACAAAGCGTAGTAGACGATATGTACACTACTGAGGGTAGTCTTGTAGACGCACTGCAATCAGTCGAAGAAAAAGCCGAAGAATTAGGTGCTTCGCCGTCAGAGTTTATTCCAGATTATCAAGAGATAATTAACTACGAAGCTGAAAGGGACGTTTTTGACTATATGGTTGATGATTACAAAATATATTCGGGACAATAATACACTATAATAATTTAATAAATATGAACACGAAAGAAATGTTATCACAAATTAAGTCGTTGCTAAATGCAAAGGTAAACTTAGCGACAATGACTTTAGAGAACGGGACTGTTATCGAAGCCGAAAGCTTTGAAGCGGGTCAGTCGGTTTTCATTGTAACAGACGACGAAAAGGTAGCACTACCTATCGGAGATTACACAATGGAAGACGGAAAAATTCTTGTTGTAGCAGATGAAGGCGTTATTGCTGAAATCAAAGACGCTATGGAAGAAGAAAAGGAAGAAGATATGGAGTACGAAGATAAAGACGAAAAGGTCGAAGCTGAGGAAGTCGTTGTAGAAGACGTACCTGAGGAAGTACAACCCGAAGTCGAAGAAATCGTAAAAGCGGTTGTCGATGTGATCGCACCCGTTATTGAAGAAGTTAAGGCTGAGGTCGAAAAACTTAAAGAAAAGTACGGCGAAGAAAAAGAGGACGAAAAGAAAAAAGAAGAAATGTCCGCTAAACCAAGTCGTAAGCCTTTAAAACACAATCCAGAAGCTAAGACAGAAAAGAAATTAAATAAATTTTCACAAAACAGACCTACAAGCACACTTGATAGGGTATTAGAAAAATTAAGTAAATAAATAAAAAATGGCAAATAGTTTAAACACACCAATCACTACCACTTATGCAGGTGAGTTTGCAGGCGAATATATCGCAGCGGCTTTACTTTCAGGCGTTACGCTTGACAATGGTGGTATCACTGTAAAACCTAATGTAAAGTACAAAGAGGTTATTAAGACAGTATCATCAACAGACATCGTAGCAGACGCAGGTTGCGACTTTTCAGCAACGGCAGACGCTATCACACTCAACGAGCGTATTATTCAACCTAAAGAGCTTCAAGTAAACCTTGAACTTTGTAAGCAAGATTTTCGTTCCGATTGGGAAGCAGTTGCAATGGGTTACTCAGCATTTGACAACCTACCTCCTAAATTCTCAGATTTTATCTTGGCACACGTCGCTGCAAAAGTGGCCGAAAGAACCGAGCAAAATATCTGGGGTGGAGATGACGGGTCAGTAGCGGGAGACTTTGACGGACTTTTAACTCAGGCTTTGGCTGCAGGGTCAGGCGTACCAACAGGTCAGAAACTTACCGCAGGAACAGTTACTTCTGCAAACGTAATTGACGAATTAGGAAAGATTGTAGACGTTATTCCTAGCACAGTTTACGGAAAAGACGACTTACACATCTACGTTTCACAAAACATCGCAAGAGCATACGTTCGTGCGTTAGGTGGGTTCGGAGCGCAAGGCCTCGGTGCTGCAGGTACAAACTCACAAGGTACACAATGGTATACTGGTGGTTCTAGCCTTTCTTTTGACGGCGTAAAGCTATTCGTAGCTAACGGACTTGGAGATAACCAAGCTATGGCTGCTCAAAAAGGCAATCTATATTTCGGAACTGGCCTTATGGCTGATAGTAACGAAGTTAAGTTGTTAGATATGGCAGAAATCGACGGGTCTCAGAATGTTCGTGTAGTAATGCGTTACACGGCAGGAACTCAATTTGGAATTGCTTCTGAATTAGTTACCTACTCGTAAGCAGTAAAATCAATTTAATCAAAGGGGTGGGTAAGCCGACATTGTGCCTACCTACCCTTTTTTAATACAAAAAATTATGTCTTGTACTATAACAAAAAACAGAGCTTTACCTTGCCGAGATAGTATCGGTGGCGTAAAGAATGTATATTTCGCTGACTACGGCGAACTTACAGAGGGTACGGGGTTTGCTACTGACACCGATGGCACGATTACGTCATTTGCTAGTGCAGACAATCCAGAATTCTTTAAGTACGAAGTTAAAAACACGTCATCGTTAGAACAAGCCGTTACGGCCTCTACCGAAAACGGGACTTTATACTACGAACAAACAATTACAGTGGTTTTGCCAAAGCTTAGCCCTCAAACACATCAACAAGTAAACGATATTTCTAAAGGCAGACCTCACGTTATTCTAGAAGATAACAACGGTAATTTCTTGTTAGCAGGTTTAAAATTTGGTTGTAACGTAACGGGTGGAACAATCTCTACGGGTACGGCTATGGGAGATATGTCGGGCTATAGCTTGACTATCGCAGGAATGGAACCAATGCCAGCTTATTT